GCGTCAAACCGGTCCATGGTCGGCTGGCTCGTGCTGGCCGGGTGGTCGATGTGGACAGTCGGCGGGTTGCCCTTCCTCCACACTTCCTTCGCAGTCGATGCGGCGAACAACCAGGCTGTGATCGGCAGGAGGTTGGCCTGCGTCGGGGAGACCCCGAACACGCCGGACCGCGGCGAATCGAGGCTGATGTGGACCACCTCGTGAGGCTTGAACGTGGCCCTCTGCCCGTACTCGGTGAGCTGCACGTAGCCGCTGATCTTCCCGTGCTCGTCCGCGACAGGGAACATGGAGGGTGCGTCGAGGGAGTACAGGGCGACCGGGATGGTGCCGAGCCAAACCACCTCGATATACGCGTCGCCGAAGACTTCCAGGTCGACGATCACGCCGCGCATGAGTTGGCGGATGTCCTCGCGCTCGTTGCAATACTTCAGTAGCCGCTCCACAGCGAGGACGTTGGCGGGCTTCTCCGGCTGCTCCTGGTCGCCTTCGCCGTCGTCGGCGTCCCAGTCCATGACCAGTCCGCCGGCGGTGATCGTGCGGGCGATCGCGTTGACCGGGGCCCACGCCCAAGGGCAAGCCAGGTAGGCCTCGTAGAGCTGCTGCAGCGCGGCGCGGCGGTCCGACTGCGTCGCCGAGCCCAACCCGGCGAACACCTCGTTGATGCCGCCGCGAGGGATGCCGTACTCGTAGCCGGCGCGTTCCACGTCGGGCCGCGACACCATGGCATTGTTGGCGGCCGGACCACCGCCGGCCTCGGTGATCGAGGTTGAGGCGGGGGCGGCTTCGTCGGTCTGGAGCCAGCCGGCGACCCGGTTACGGGCACGGGTGAGCACGCTCATGGGCGGGGTCGCCTCCTGTCACCACTGGTAGGTCTTGACGGTGCCGCGGGGTTCTTCGACTTCCTCGTCGTCGACGTAGACGCTGCCGGGCGACGTTGGCCGGTCGGCGGCGGCTCGGACCACGACGTAGGTGCCGCCGGCAGCCACCACGTGAGGTTGGAGTAGCTGCTCCCGCGGCCCGGGGCCGGTGAAGAGGACGAACTCCGGGCCTGACCCCAGGTTGATGAGCAGGTAGCGGAGGGCGTCGGGGGCGTGGTCCTCGGCGTTGGTGTCCGCGTCCTCCGGATCGCCCGTGGTGGCGTGCGGCAACACGGGCAGGGTGCGGATCAGGTTCTCCGCGCCGGGGAACGCGTGCAGCATCGGGCACCGGTCGAGGCCCTGAGCGCGGTGGTGGGGGCAGGCGGGGCCGTCGGACAGGTAGGAGTGGATTCGCTGCCAGCCGTTGACCCGGGAGCCGGGCCCCTTACCCGCCGCGGTGAGGTGCACGCCCTGTTCCGCGTACACCTCGGCAATGGGCTTGGCCTCACCCCGCGTGGCCCACATCGCGTCGTCTGCGTAGCGGGCCGCCAGGGTCTCCCCTTGGGCCTCGGCGGCGAGAATGCGCCGGGCCTGCTCCGACTCCGGCACCTGCGTGGCGTACAACTCCCGGTACACCCACACCCGGCCGTCCTCATCCACAGCCGCCCACAGAACGCACCACGGGGCGGCGTAGCCCCAGTCGACGCCGTTGTACCGCTGCCACTCCGCAGGCAGGGTGAACGGTTGCACCACGTGCCGGTCGTGGCGCCACTCGGAGAACATCTGGCCTGCGAACACGTCCCAGTCCCCGTCCCGAAATGCCCGCCGCAACTTGTCGGGTAGCGCTTCGAGGTCTCGCGCGTACTCCTCGTTGACGTGCGGATTGTCGGAGAGCTTCGACGGGATGAAGCGCACCGACCGGCCACGTTCGTCCACATAGGTGGAGGCGCCGTGGTTGGTCTTTTCGATGTAGCGGAGTTTGCTGGCGCCGTGCCCCGGGCCGCCCGGGTTCGTACCACTCCGGATGCCGATGACAGGTACGTCGGCCCGGCCGGACCGAAGCCGGGATTCGAGGAAGCCGACCACATCGGGCGGGGTGAGGTTGCGCTCGTCGAACGTCAGCTTCTGGTACTGCCCGCCTTGCCGCCTGGTGGCCTGCTTCAACGTTTCGGCATAGCGGTACATGATGAGCGACCCGTTCGGGAAGCGCAGTTCGTACGCCGAACCGTTCCACGAAGCGCCGACCGCCTCGGCGTAGTTGACCGCTGCCAGCTCGGCGAGCAGTGACTCCTTCAGCTCACCGTAGGTGCGGCGAAAGGCGCCAATGCGCACGCCGGGGTGGCGGATCGCGTCGCGGATGTCGTCCATCAGGAGTGCCCGCGTCTTGCCGCCGCCGGCCGCGCCCCCGTACAACACGTCGAACTCGGTGGCGTCGTGGAACACCCGCTGCCGGGCTGTCGGCTCGTAGCCGAGCTTGCCGAACACGTCGACGTTGCGTAGCGCGTCGGCTTCAGCCCGCTGCTTCTCAGCCCGTAGGCGCTTCAACTCCGCGAGCTTGTCCAGCCGATGCTGCGTTAAGTTCCTCGGTGAGGCGCCGGATCTCAGCGTCGATGGCATCGTCGGTGAACACCTCAACCCGCTGCGGTGCGTCGAGGCCGAACAGCTTGCGGCGGGACTCGGAGATCATCCGCAGTTCCCGGATGGCGGCCAGAACGGGGGCGTCGTCGGTGACGGGCTTCTCCTGCCCGTCGCCGGTGGTCACGTACACGACCCGACCGTTGGAGACGGACACGTGGGTGCGGGACAGGACCTGCATGGCCTTGACCCACAGCATCTCCAGCCGGGCCGCCTCCAACGCGCGCAGGTCCGCGGCCGGCTCGGACACGGCGACGGCCATGGCCCGCTGAATGTCCTGGATGCAGGCCGAGCGGGTCTTGTAGCCGAGCTGCGCCGTGATCGCGTCGAACGTCAGGCCCGCGGCGCGCATCTGCAACGCCTGCGCTCGGCGCAAAGCAACCTGCGCCCGTGTGGGCGTGGCCTTACCCGTGGCGCCACTCCTAGCCATCGCCTTCGCCTCCTTCAGCGCGGGAGAGGGCCATGTCGTTGCGGTGCTCGCTGTTGTCTACGGCCCGTTCCATCTCCTGGTCGGCGGAGCCGCAGTCGGCCATCTTCGTCCGGAAGTAGGACACGACGGAGATCCGCTCGGCCCCGCAGGTCTCGCAGCACCCGTTGGGGCGGGTGCCGCAGGCGCAGACGATCGCGACGTTGCCGTGCCACTCGTGGGCGTCCATGAGGATCAGGTCGCCGTCGTGCATGTCGACTGCGACCCGGTATGCGGGGAACACGAGCTGCCCGCCGGTGTAGTCACCGCGGCGGAGGCAGGCGATGGTGGAGAAGCCTTCCTCGAGGTCGCCCTTGTCGGTGTGCACGCCGGTCGGGTACGTGTTGTTGACCGTGACCGTGGTGAATGGGGTGCCGGGCACGACCCAGTCTGGGTGGGTGCGTTGAACTTGGGCCATCTGCGCCCGGTAGCGGTCGGGGACGTGCTCGGCGAGGTTGTCGGCGACCGTCTTCAGAAGCGGCTGGAGCTGCTGCCACTCCGGCAGGTGCAGCCCGGTCCAGGCGGTGAGCCGGCAGTACCGTTGCTGCCCCATCGGGTCGACCGCGCCGACGATCATGGACTTGACGTCGGTGGCGTAGGAGCGGCCTCGGCCGGTCGGGTCGAGACGCTTCGTGCCCGAAGCCAGTCCGCGGTTCTTCGTGCCGTACGACCGCAGCGAATGCAACACGTCGTAGGCGGTGTCGTCACGGGCGTGGTCGGCGACGGCGCCGGGCAGGAACACGCACAGCGGCTTGCCGGCCGGGGTGAGTAGCCGGGTCGGGCCGGTGAGCAGGACGTCGTAGTCGGCGGGGCCGAGGATCTTGCCGGCGAGGTTGTCGCGGATGGCGGCGTCGGCGACGCGGGAACGTAGCCGCAGTTCGGTGTACACGGCGGTCACGGTGTGCCCTCCGGGAGTGCGTTGATGACGGGTAGGAGCGCGCGGAGGCCCTGCTCGTTTTCGGCGGTCGGGGCGGCTGCGTCGAGGAGCAGAACCCGGTAACCGGCCTCGGAGGCGGAGGCGCCGAGCCGATGCGCTTTCGTGGCCCGGCCGGCGCGCCACGTCGGGTCCTGTGTGGAGCCACGGGCGGCGCAGCGGGCGTCGACCAGGTCCGGGTCGGCCTGCAGGTACACGAGGGTGACCCGGTAGCCGGCGTCGGCTGCGGCGGTCAGGAACCCCATGTGCGCAAGGCGGTCGCCCTCGGCGAGCACGAGCCCGTATGGGTGGGTGGCGACCCAGGCCTTCGCGGCGGGGGACACGCTCATCGCGAGGGCGTCGGTGCCGCTGAACGTCGTGCGGCGGCGGCCGAGTTCAGCGCCGAGGGGTTGCCGGTCGCCGGCGGTGAGTACGTCGTGGGGGACGGGCTGGTCGACCGGGTGCCTTGTGCAGCCCGCCGTCAACGCCGCCATGAGGGTTGACTTCCCCGACCCTGGCGCCCCCACCACGTAGATGAGGGCGCCGCCGCTCATCGAATCGCGGTTGGTAGGGGGCCGCCCACGATCCACAGGCACGTGGTGCCGTCGCGGCGCGCCCACCACTCGGGGGCGTGCTCGTCGAGGTAGCGGACGACCTTGCCCTCGTAGGTGGGGTGGCACACGATGCCGTCGACGGTGGCGGGCATCCGGTCGCCGTATGAGGCGTAGCCGGTGCCGTGGAGGTCGAGGTGCTCCAGCTCGGCGCCGGGTACACGCTCGGCGCCGAGGCGTTCGAGGCGGTCGCTCAGCCACTGCAACCGGTTGGGTCCGATGCCGACCAGGACGACTCGTTTCAACGCGGCGGGGGCACGGCGGGACAGGCCGTACAGGACGCCCGCGGCGGTGTTGCCGGAGCCGAACGGGATGACCAGCGTTTCGACCGTGTCGGGCAGGTTGTCGACCTGGTCGCCACCGACCTGCGCGAACGCCCGAAGGTCCGATGTGGACGCGTCGGGCGGGGTGGTGATGCCGTACCGCAGCCAGTACCAGTCGGGGTGGGCGGCGGCGAGCTCGCCGGCCTTCTTCTGCAGGTACGGGTTGTAGCCGACCGGCACGTGCAGGAAGTCGGCACCAGCGGCCTCGGCTATGCGGTACGACAGGTGCCGCTTGGCCGTGTCCGGGCGGCTGCCGCCGATGATGACGGTGCAGCCCATGCCCAACGACCGGGCCACGACCGCGGCCATGGCGTTCTGCGGCGACAGGAGGCTGGCCGCGGAGATGACGCGGGTGGCTCCGCGCGCCTTGCCGCCACCGATGAGGTGCTGGCAGGCGCGCAGCTTCGCCCCGTTCACGCCCTGAGGCAGCGTGTACAGATCCTCTCTCTTGTACCAGCGGCCTTCGCGCAGCTCGACGGGGGTGAGCGCGGTCGGCGTGCGGGTGCCGAGAGTGGCAGCGACGACGCGGTCGCCCTGCAGCAGGATCGACGTTGCCGGGCCGGGGACTGCGCCGCCGGCTGCGAAGGATGCGGTCATGACGGCCTCACCCCGAACGCTCCGGCAGCGACCTGCGCTGCGAAGCCGTTGGTGAAGCACGGCCAGTCGCGGTCCATCATGATGACCTCGCCTGTGTTCAGGTAGTGGTCCTGCTTGGCTGGGACACACCCCGGGTCGTTGGGGTTGTCTTCGAGCCGCAGGTAGGACGGGAGTGCTGCGCGGCGGGCCTGCCAGATCACGTCGAAGCGGGGGCCGAACCGTTGCTCTGCGACGCGCAGCCGGTCGTAGAGCATGTCGTTGTAGACGTTGGCGTAGCGGCGGCGGGGCCGGTGCCAGCTCTTGTAGGTGCACAGGGCCGACTCCAACGTCAGGTAGCCGACGTCGGGGTGGCCCGGGTTGCGCCATTGGGCCTCGGCGAAGAGTGACTCCCCGTCGGCGGCGAGGTCGTCGATCAGGTCGGGCGGGTAGGCGCCGTCGAAGCCGGGGTTGCGGTCCCACCACATCCACTCGTCGCGGCCGGTCACGAGGCACAGGCCGTTGCGGTGTGACCGGGATCCGTCGCGGTCGCCGAGGAGCAGCGTGTCCGCGTCGGGCACGTTGCCGACCCGGAGGATCCGCAGGTACTCCAGGTACGACCAGGCGGAAAGGCGGCCGAGGGTGGGGATAGCTGTAGCAGCCCGCCACACGCCCGGCCAACCGTCGACAGCGGCTGCGCGCCAGTAGGATTCCTGCCCGCCGCGGGTCAACGCGACGTAGCCGGCAACTGACTCGTCCAGCCGCGACTTGTGGTGGCGGCGGTCGGTGTCCCAGGCCAGCAGCGGATAGGCGGCGCGCCAGTAGGCCAGCACGCTGTCGGCACGCTGCGGCCGATCGCCAGCACCCATGAGCAACAGGGTGGTGACGGGGTTCTGCGTGTTCCCGTTCAGGAACGCCGCCCACGCCCGCTGCTCCGCGTCCCACCCGTGGGCGTCGGCCATGGCCGGCAGCACGTAGTACACGCCGCCCGGGTGAGCCCGGTAGCGCAGGTGGAACGAGTAGAACCGTTGCCACACCTCACGGCGGTACTCGGGTCGGCGGAAGTCGGTGCCGGGCCGCAGGTTCACTCGGCCACACCGGCGCGGGCTGCGATCTGCGCCAACGAGATCAGTTGCGGGTTCTCACGGTCGTCGAGCACGGTCACCATCAGCCGCAACGCGCGCAGGAACACCTCGGCGGTCTTCGTCTCAGCGCCGACCACCTTGCGGACCGCGGCGACCAGTCGGGTCACCTCGTCCCGGTCGGCGATCGGGTACACCAGGATCATCTCCACGGTGCCCCGCGGGGCGCGGCGCTCGTACGCGGCTATCTGCCCCGACCGCTCAGCTTCCTGCTCCGGAGTCTCCGCGTACTCAGCCCCAGTAGCGGGTACCTGGTCGTGAACGTGCTCCCTCGCGGCCCCTCCGGGCTGCGCCGGCGGCGCCGAAGCGACAGGTGCCGCCACGGGCTGACCGGGGGCGGTCGGGTCGAACGGCGGGTACCCGCCCAGCGCCGAGTCGGAATCGGTCGGGAACGGGGCCACGGCGTCGGCGGCTGCGAGGAGATCCTCCAACGCGCCAGCGTCGAACCCGGCCACCATCGCCAGATCAAAATCGGTCGCAGCGAGGTCGGCGAGCAACTCCAACAGACCGTTGTCGTCCCAGCCGCCGCGCTCCGACAACCGGTTCGAACCAACCAGGTACGCCTCGGCCTCCGCGTCCGACTTCGACGCCCAACCCCTGACCACCGGCACCAACCACATGCCATCGTCGGCGACCCGTAGCCCTTCCGGCGGGGTCGTGGCGCGGCCCATCATGCCCTGGAGTTCCTTCAGCCGACCGTGGCCCGCGACGAGTTGCCCCGTCCGCTCGTCCAGCAGCGGCAACTCACCGAGCCCGAACTGCGCCAACGCGCCCCGGATGCCGTCCCGATCGTGGGTCTTCGGGTTGCGCGGCGCGGGGCGGATCTCATCCAGCCGCATGTACTCCACGCGGCGCGCAGCGGTCTCAGACATGACGGGTGTCCTCCGACGTGGGGGCGGGCTGATCACAGGGGCATGGGGTCACAGCCCGGCGTGGGGGCGAAATCGGTCCGCGGTGTACGCAGGGTGATTGTTACCAGCTGGTAGGGGCCTACAGCGGGGGACTGGGGGAAGCCCTCGTCGATGCCGGGTGACGGTGGGTGACGAGGCGGGGGCCGTGGTGCGAAATCGGTCTGCCCTGGGGTCAGCCCCGGTCGCGTGCCGATCGTGGCGTGGTACCCGATCGGCCGACGGGGCGCGCGGTCGGCGTAAGGACGACTGCGGCGTATACCCGCGGCGGCGGGTACCGGTTGCACATGGTCAGGAGGTCACAGTTCCCAGGTCCCAGGGACGAAGGTACGCGTAGAACTCGGCCAGTTCGAGGTGGCACTCTTCCCCCGCGTTCGTCGGTCGCAGCGCGCGACCGAATGCGTTCGGCCAATCTCGTTGGAATCATGTGAGGTGGGTCGGTCCCCGTCGTGAGCGGGGGCCGACCCAACGAAACCAACCCGAGAGGGCCATCGAACCGCTGCAGGAGGGCATCGCCTATGCACAAGGTAACCAAATCCGACGAGTTCAGAAACGGTAAGCCACCGTTCGAGAGCCGGTGGGCGGCGCTTCTGGCGGCCGCTGTCATCGTGTTCGCGGCGGGGCTGGTGATCGCGGCGATCATCTGGCCGTCGGTCGGCCCCGTGGTAACCAGTGTCGTCACCCTCGTTACCACGGTGACGGGAGGGGCGCTGGCGGTCTTGGGACTCTCGGCCCGCGCCCGGAGCCGGTCCGACGTGGACGCAGACGGTGCGACTACGAGTTCTACGGAGACGTCCGACATGGAAGCGGAGGGTGAGATCACGAGCCCCAAGGAGAGGTCCGACGTGGCCTCAGGGCGATAGTTACTGCCCGGTAGGGTCTCCTCCGGGAGTGTCAGCGACTTCGTCATTGGAAGGCCGACTGACAGCCACGGATGGGGACCCACCGGGCAGTGACGCCTGGACCTTCATCTGCGGTGCCGGGTCGGCCGATAGATGAACTTGCCGGACTATGCCAGCATCGGCGCGCCGTGGACCGCGCCACCGTCATCGCTCTAGTCGGCCTCTTCCTGTCCGCGATCAGCACGATCTTCACTGTGCTGGCGTACTTCCGGCGGCCCGAGGCATGGGAAAAGCGTGTGACGTTTAACCCCTCGCACCCAACCGAGGCCGACCTCGAAGTTATGCTCGGCATCGTCCGGGATCGACATTGAGCGTTTACTCCTACAATGCTGTGGTACGTTCTGTTCCTCTTCCGGGTCCGCGTTCTGATCATCTCGGTGGCCTTGATCCTCGCGACGGCGAGCTACATCTGGTTGGCGCAACCCTTCTAGGTCCCGTCGATGGCCAGGACGGATGGCCCATCGAGCCGCACGGCTGATCCGAGGCCACGGGGGATCTGCCAGCATCGGCGGCGTGGACCGCGTCATCGCCATCATCGGACTCGTCCTGTCGGCAATCAGCACGGCTTTCACCACCCTGGCGTACCTCCAGGAACGCGCTCGCATACGGGTCGAGCGGGCCAAGGAGAACTTCATGGAGACCGAGCGGCGGTTCGTGGTGGCCTCGCAGGAGCTCGCCACGCAGCTCGCGGAAGCTGAGATCGAATACGCGGCAGGGGTGCGGACTGGAATAGCCGACGCGGCATTCGACAGGCTGGCACGCCTAAGCGAGGAGGAGTTCAGGCAACGTCAAGGGGGCGGAGTTGCGGCGCTTGCCAAAGGGGCGATATTCGCAGAACAGAAGGCCGCACGCCGTTTGGGCTCTACTACCTTCCCGATCGCGAGGTGGCGAGGTCAACTACTGATGGCCTCTTCCGCCTTGATCATCGCGACAGCGCTCAATATCTGGCTGGCGTGGCCGGTTTTCTAGCGTTTCCGCAGCTCACGGCAGCTGGCGGACTGCGGCCCGGGTCAGCTCGACACTGGCCGTACCCACTCGCACCTCAACGGTTCCCGGTTCGCGATCGAGACCTCGTGCAGAGCGCCTCCGCGTTCCAAGACCACAGCGGTTGTCCGGAATTTGAAGAGGGCTCGCCAGAGCGGTGAATAGTGGCTCTCCGGTCGGTTCCGTGGGTCAACGAATCAGGCCAAAAGCGACAATGGCCTCTGGTTGCTTTGCGGTGTAGGAGGTCTGGTCCGTCCACACTG